ATGAAAATACAGAACGATTTATTAAAGAGAAGGCTGTATATCATACCATGCTCTCCGTAGCTGAAGATGTTTCACGAGGTATAGTGGATACATCAGATGTATTACAAAAATTTGAAAAGTCCTGTAATATAAGCTTAGTTACAGATTTAGGTTATGATATGTTTGGTGATGTTGAATCACTAATCAGTGATCTTAATTCTGTAGAAAATTATATACCATCAAAGTGGGAGTGGTTAGATGAGCATTTAGGTGGTGGGTTTTTAGAGACGGGTAAAGCCTTATATGTTTTTGCAGGTGAAACAAACATTGGTAAATCTATATTTTTAGGTAACATTGCGACCAATATAGCTAAACAGAATAAGAACGTCTTGTTAGTTACCTTAGAGATGTCAGAGCTTCTATATGCTCGGCGAATATGCTCGAATGTTACTAAAATACCAATGAAGGAGCTAACATCAAATACACCTACTATTAGAGATGTTATTAATAGGGAGGAAGGTAAAATTTTTATTAAAGAATTTCCACCAGCTACTATTACACCCACACAGTTAAAAGCATTTGTTCAAAAATTTAAAGAACAGGGTATTAAATTAGATGCAATTGTGTTAGATTATTTAAATCTACTCCATTCTCCTGCTGGTGCAAACTCTTATGAGCGAATTAAAATTGTAACAGAACAAGTACGTGCTATGTCATATTTGTTTGAGTGTCCAATAATTTCAGCTACACAGTTAAATCGAACAGGTTTTGATCAAGATAATCCTGACTTGGCAACTATTTCAGAGTCAATTGGATTAGCTGCGACCGCAGATGTTATAGTATCGATTTATCAGAGTGAAGAAGATAGAGAGGTTAACCTGATCCGGTTAGGTATGATGAAAAACAGATATGGTGCTAGAGGAATGACACAAGCAATGAGTATAGACTATCCTACACTAACAATCGATCAAGCAGATGATATTGATCTAGAGGATGATGCAGATAGTACTCTTAATGCATTGGCTGCCATGGCATTATGATAAGTTGGTAATAAATAAATAAGTGAATGTCCTTGTATTTGCAAATACATCTTTAGATGGAGCATGCTCCACCCTACTAATTAAGTGGTTGTATAAGGAGAAATTACGTGAGTTCATTATAGTTGAAGCAACTGAAACAAATATAGTTAATGAAATTAACTCTAGGCAAAAACATTTTAACAACTATGATAAAATATTTGTAATCGGTTTATGCTTATCAGAAGTACAAATTAGAGAAGTAGATAAACACTCCATAGTGGTTTTTGATCATCATGCATCACATACACGTCTACTACATAATTATAACAAAAGTAAGGGTATTGTTGAAGAGAGTACATCTTGTGCATCTTTAATACAAAGTAAGTTTAAATCAGCTATTAATATTAGCCCAGAACAAGAGCTCTTGTTAAAATATGTTGATGATTATACTAGTTTTAATTTAAAATATAGTGACTCATTAAAGTTAAGTGCCATATTCTTTACATATAATAGACCAAAAGTATCTAAGTTTGTTGAATATTTTGAAGATGGTATGCGACCTTATACTATCCAAGAAAAAAACTCAATTAAGATATACATCAAGCAATTTAAGGAGCAGTTAGAAAATAACCCAAATTTTGGTAATATTAAAAATTATAAAGCGGTTGCGATCTTTGCAAACAACCTAGTTAGCAATATTGCGCACTATATTATATCAAAATATAGTGCAGATATTGGTATAGTTATTAATTTAGATACAAATAGTGTATCATTTAGACGATGCACACATTGTGATATTGATGTTAGTATACTATCAAAAACATTCTGTGAGGGTTCCGGATCAATTTGCGCTTCCGGTGGTAAACTTACACCGCAGTTCGCGAACTTACTCAAAGATTTTAAACCATGCTAGAGACCAGTACACTTACCCCATCGGCTACATTGGTACAAAATGAAACAGAACATCTATTATTATGCTTTTGTACATATTGCGGCCTTTTAAAAGGAAAAAAGCTATCATTACAGAATGTGTTTGTATTAATATTAAAAGATAGGCGACTACGTAATATTCTTAAAAAATTACTATCAATAGATAACAATTATGAATTATTTAAGGCGTTTTTAAGTTTTGAACCATCTATCGCCGACTCAAAATATATTACCAAATTTCTTAATACACAAAAAAGTATAAAATTATGATTTCATCGCGTGAGGAGTCTGTATATAATAGCTATTTATATGCGTCTCGAACAAGTAAGAATAAGCCATTTAGACCTCGACGCGATTTTGCAAAAATGGCGGATCAAGATATGTTATATCTTAAGAAAACAACAGCCTTTCTACAACGATATAATCATATCAATCTAAGTGATTGGTTTATTGCTCCATATAAAGTATATGGTATGGATGAATATTTTGATTTGCATTTTTATAATACTCGTAAAGCGCTTAAGTGCTATACAACGTATATTAAGCAACGTGAAATTGAAGATCCAGATAATGTTGATGCTATTGATAGATTCAAGAGCAGTTTACATTTTATATATGATTACTGCCATGAAAATAAAATAACACTGGAAGCATATATTAACGAATTTACAGGTAATTTACCTACATTTTTGCAACATATAAAAGAACATAAAATAAACTTTTATATGTTGCAAACACTGGAAGTAGAGCCTATATTAAGAAAGATAGAGCCTTCGATACTTAATTTTATTGTTAGCGATTTCTGGTCTGTGTTTGTACAGACTCGCACCAAATTCTTAAGTTCTAAGGTTCTAAAAGTAAAAGCAAGAAAAGGTATAAACCTAATAAAAACAAAACTAACAGTAGAAAACAACCAACTATAATATATAATATAAAAAATATGAGTACATTTAATACATCAATGTTCGAGTCAATTAAAGACGCACTAGTAAGTGAAAATCAAAGCCAGTCAAAATATAATGAGATAATCTCATGCAAGGTGGGTAATACATACTCTATCAGGTTGCTACCATTTGGTAAGTCTCCAAAAGATACATTTTTCCACTACTACAATCATGGTTGGGTATCCTTCGCTACTGGTCAATATGTTCAGGCTCTATCACCACAAACGTTTGGTGAGCGTGACCCTATCGCAGAAGAGCGGTTTCGATCACAACGTATGGGGACAGAGGAAGAGAAAGAACGAGCACAGGCAATCCGCCGGCAAGAAAAGTGGCTTGTTAATGCATATGTTATTGATGATCCAACGAATCCGGATAATAATGGAAAGGTTAAAATTCTTAGATATGGTAAGCAGCTACATAAAATTATCACCGCAGCAATTGAAGGTGAGGATGCTGAAGAGTTTGGCGCTCGTATTTTCGATCTAGGATCAGACGGTGTAACTCTGAAGGTAAAATGCGAGAAGCAAGGTGACTACCCAACGTATGTATCTTCAAGGTTTACAACAGCTGGTAAACTTGATCTCTCGGAAGAGCGTCAGAAAGAGATTTATGAAAATGTGTTTACATTGAAAGAGGTATTCCCGCTCCGATCGAGTGATGATCTAAAAGGTATGCTTGATGAGCATTATTTTTGTGAAACAGCCAGTTCGTCTAGTACATCAACTACACTCCCGGTAGAAAATACTCCACCCTTACAAGAGAGTAATCCGCCATGGGTCGATAACACAACATCTTCCACTCCAGTGGGTGCAGGGGTAAGTACCAGTTCGGTTGACGCTGATATTGATGAGCTACTAAAAGATCTATAATATGAACCAAGAAGATAAAAATGCCGTTCTACAATTTATGGGTCAAGTGTATGGTGAATCCAAAAAAAATGATGGTATGTTGATTAATCAGTCAACAAATCTCAAACCTAAATCTGATGAACTTAAACAAGTATTCGAAAAAACACTTCAAACTAATATACAGCAGCGCCCTCAACATATTTCGCCGGCTCCACATGTGGGGCCGGCGGTAATGGCGCCATCTGACGCGCCAGCATATGCTAGCACTCCCACTCTAGTAACACCAGAACAAGCCGCAGCTGCACTAGCAGAGACAGTAGTATCGGCTCCGCTTCATCCATTACCGGTGGTGCATGAACAGGACCACGACACCTCGAATCAAGAACAGCTAGAGTTTGATCTTACCGAGCCTAGTAAAATAGATAAGCTGCTGGATTTAATTAAGGATCAGACTAGAATCATATCAACAATTAATAAAAATATTGAATTAATTGCTAAGAGTATGAATACAACATCTAAACCCTCAACAACTAAACATGCTAAAGGTAACAAATAGGCTGCAATTTTTACAGTACTTAGATTCTGTCGCAAAAATTAATGATAGTGCTATTTTTGAAATTAATCCTGAGGGTATTAGCTGTTTAGTAGCATCTATTGATAATACGTTAATCTTATATACAGAGTATAAAGAGCCACAAGATATAACTACAACTATTAATGTACCTGATATTAAAAAACTACATAGAGTTATTGATACAATTGATGGCAATAGCTTTAATTTAGTTATTAGTAATAATAACCTACAATATAAAGGTGTAAATGTTAAGTTTAAATACCATTTATTTGAAGATGGGTTTTTAGCTAAACCAGGTCTCAACTTACAAAAGATTAAGGATTTTAGCTATGATATTAAATTCAATGTAACTAAGTCACTATTACAACAGTTGTTTAAAGGCAGTACTTTTGCATCTGAAACTAATAAAGTCTATTTTTACACTGAAGATGGTAAGTTAAAGGCAGAGTTAACTGATCGATCTAGACATAATACTGATGTGTTTGCTATAACTATTATAGATGGTGTAGATTTTAAGCTAGAACCACTACCAATTAACTTCGATAATATCAGACTACTAACATCTGTTACAAATGAATACCAATTTAACATTAATACTGAGTATGGTGTTGTTGTTGTTGAAAATTGTAGCGATACCACTAAACTAAAATATATTATCTCATCTTTAACACAATGATTAATAGACATGGAAAAAATAAGCTCAAGACTGCAGGATATTTTATTAAAAGGCTTCGAGATAGTGGGTTCGAGACAATCCGAATTTTTAATGGTTATAATGATAGCGATCCACGTAAGTGGACTATATTAATTGACCCAAAAAATACAGCTGTTTTTGTAACATGCTTCGAAAATACACCTTTTAAGGGTGAATACTTATTTACCTTTGAAGATGGTAATCAGAGATTTCGTTCAGGTTATAGTCTTAAAACAGATTCAATTGAAGTTGTAGTTAATAAATTGCTTACTTGTGGTGTAGATCAACTAAAACAACCTAAATAGTATTAATGAATGATATTGATGACCATGGTAATGATTATGCCGCTGGGGATAATGACGAACTAAAAAATCTCATTGAAGCGGCTCTATCTGACGCGATTAGTAGCAGTTCGAAAAAAGAATATGCGGATTATAATGAGTTAGTAGGTGTGGTTAAATCAATTGTAGCTGAATATCTGGACAGCTTTATAGTTATAGGTTATGATTTTGATGGTAAGGTAGTTGAACTTCAATCAGCTAGCAATTCACAGCAAAAGGATGCATTACGTACACTATGTTTGAAGTATCTTTGCTTTAAAACTGGTTATGCTATACCAGGTGTTTATGAGAACGAAGGCGATCTGTAAAATTCGTGAAGCATATGCGATTGAGACCGGGGATTACGCCGGTCAGGTATTTGTTGTTATAGACATAGGTGAAACCGTAGGCTGTTTAAGCTTACCTAGCATGGATAATGTTCATATACCTAAAAAATCGTTTATTTCCGGAAGGAACACCGGTATAATAACATTAATAGAGAGAATACCTAGGTCAACCTTTAAAGTCTCTAAAGCACAATATATTAAAAATGAAAACCTTAATCATAGACGGAAATAATTTGGTTCATAGATGCTGGTGGACGGCAAAGAAGGTTGCTGGTGAAGATACCGGTCAATTAGATAATTTTCATATACACTTTACATTAAACGCAATTTTTTCTTATGTTAACAGATATAAGCCGACACAGACAATTATTGTGTGGGATGAAAAGCAGGGTAAAACACAAAACACTCGTAAAGTTTCATTTCCTGACTATAAAGGGAATCGGTCAGCTGACCCAGCACCTCATAAAAATAATAAGACTGTCACAAGGTTGTTAAACAGTGTAAGTATACCATCAATATACCCCTACGAGCGTGAAGCAGATGATATTGTTGCGTATATATGTAAAACGTACACAGGCTCTAAGGTTGTTGTTTCTGTTGATAGGGACTTTTTACAATTGGTTAATAATGATACAATATTGTTTGACCCTATTAGGAAACGGGAGTTTATTATTAACACATTTAAAGCAGATACCGGTTGGTGCAAAGAAGAGTGGTTAAAAGCTAAATGCTGTGAAGGTGATAAGTCAGATAATGTACCTGGTATCCATAGATTTGGTAAAGTTAAAATTAGAAAATGGTTGGATGGTGATTTACAACTAACAGAAGAGCAGCAGCAAATTATTGATAGAAATTTAACCTTGTTTAGCCTTGATGCTGTTATGCAGTGCGAAAGTGAATGTACCTATTATCAAGAGCAGTTAGATATACCTGTTGTATCTACGTGGGATAAATTTATTGCAGAGTGTGAGGAACGAGATCTAAAAAATATATTGAAAAAGCGGGATGAGTGGTATAATTTGTTTGTTATGGGAAACAAATTAACTCAGTTATTGGGATGATGCTACCAGAGGAGTTTGTAATTGTAAAGTTTTATGAACTTGGTTATAGACCGTTTTATAATAAATTTACAAACGTATATCAATGTGCGTGTCCTATTTGCAAAGAGGGTAAATCATTTAAGACAAAGCGCCGGTGTTACTATGTGCCTAAGAACGATAACATTTATTGTCACAACTGCGGCTATAGCTCTAAACCCTTAAAGTGGATAACAGAAGCATCCGGGGATACAGATGCAGATGTTATACGAGAACTTAGAGACTACATACCCTCGGCAGACGTGTTAGCTGAGGGTGTAACAACGGCTCCCACAGTTGTTACAGATACCCTACCTGAAGATAGTATTAACCTATCTGATAGCACGCAGGTGGAATATTACAAATCAAACGATGTTATACGCGCAACTAAACATCTTATAAAGCTTAGGCGTTTAGATACAGCTGTTAATAGGCCGACTAACTTATATGTATCATTAACAGATAAGGTTCATAAAAATCGGTTAGTGCTACCGTTTTTAAATGAAACAAATAATATTGAATTTTACCAGACTAGAACAGTCTTACCACGTGATAACAAAGTGAAGCCTAAGTATCTAGGTAGGGTGGGTGCTGAGAAAACCTTATTTAATATTAATAAAATTGATCAGACTAGTGATAGGGTTTATATTTTTGAGGGTCCTATTAATGCGTTTTTTACTAAAAACTCTGTAGCTGTTGCAGGTATTACAGAGCGCGGCAGATCATTTACAACTAGACAGCAACAACAACTAGATACAACTCTTAAATTATTTAAGAGAGTATGGATTTTAGACTCTCAATGGATAGATCAAGCGTCTCTTATTAAAACAGAAGCGCTACTACAGCAAGGTGAGAGTGTATTTGTTTGGCCGGAGAGGTTTGGTAAAAAGTTCAAGGACTATAACGATATTGCAATGTTTTATGGTATAGATGAAATTAAGGAGCATTTCATCCAAAAACACACCTATAGTGGTCTAGAGGGAATTGTTAAGCTGTCTGTAATTAAACGATATAGTTCAGATCAATCAACTAGTCGTTAAGTCTACTTTTTGGGTTATACGTGGCGGAACGCTGGATTGTCAGTCTGTGATATATAACCTCTAAAAGATTCAGTTAACCCAGCTAGTTCTGTTGCGACACGTGTAATTTTACGTTGTTCAGATGCCTTCATGCGATCGAAAATTGTGTCTGGCTCAGATGCCGCAAGTGTAGCTTGAATAGAGTTCTGCTCTCCATTAAGTCTCTGTAAAAAACTATCCATTTCAGATACCCAACCTTCAAGCTGGGTTCTCATCTCGGCAGCATGCTGGGCATGCGCTCTAGATGCTTCTACGGCTGCATTATCACCACCAGTTTCAGGCATATCTGTATCTATATTAAAATCCTCCGAGTTTGTCTCATCATCCAAGGTATCTACAAATGCATCCTTTTCTAGATCATCTAAACTAGCTTCATCTAGAAGTTTGAAGAACCTTTTTTCGAACTTATTCATACAATTATTTATGCCAAGCATAAATATTTTAAGGATGAATATCAATAATTCTCCATATAGTACAGGTATTGCAAATAAACCTGTTAGCAGCCAATTAGATATAGACAGCCAAATCGCAAAATATAAAGAAGATGAATTAACTCAGAAAGCGCCTCCTATTTTACCTCATGAGTTGGATAATATTATTGCTGCTCTGGGAGACACATTTATTTCACTAACTCAATTAAGTCAGATGTTAGCGGCTGCAGCACAAAATGATGAGATTGATAAGCTAGGCATTAATAAGATTATTGATAAAGTTGATAATGCTAACCAAATTGTGCTTGCAATCTCAGAAGATTTGGATATACTAAAGGTATGATAAACATACTAGTGTCTTTATTTATAACATCAATAATCTCTACCCTTTTTGGTTTTGGTTTCAGTAGTATTGTTGGTTTTTGGCAAGCCTTTGCTATTGCTGCCGGTCTCCAAATAATTATTGCTCTTATATATAAATCATTTCGAATTGAGCAACAGAGTAGTAGTTCTAATGATGTAGAGCAACAGTTTAATGACCTATTATCATTAAGCACTATTAGTTTTACATGTCCGTGTAGTAAATATACATTTACTGAGGAGGTATTTGCTGGTACAGTAAATATATTTAAATGTCCTGAGTGTAATAGTAATGTTAAAGTTAATCTAAACGCTTCAACTGTACTACAAACTAATGTTTTAAACACCGATATTACAAATGATGTTCAGGCAGTGTTGGAGTCAAATGTAGATAGTGAGTCTGTGAAGGAAATCTAATATAATTATATTAGATATGAAAACATTTACATTTGAACTAAAGGATGGTAAAACTAAAGTAATGGAATTTGATGAATTTGTGAGGTGGGCCTGTTTGATTGAAGGTATTCAAAAAGTTGATGAAAAATTACAACAGGTGAACGTTCCTGACTCAGATAATAGCTGGGTTAAACCACTAGCATTCGAAAAATATATTAGGGAGAGATTTCCCGCAATGAAGCATGATCTAACTGTGGAAGCAACCTTAGGTACCATATAATATATTATGTAATATACAATGCTAGCTGCTCGATAGTCAATATTTACCAAAAAAAGGTATACCGGTTAACCGGTATACCTTTTTTTGTTTAACTACTAGAAGGTGTTGGTGTTATTGAAGGTGTTGGTGTTATTGAAGGAGTAGGTGTTATTGATGGTGTAGCAGTAACTGACGGGGTAGGTGTTATTGAAGGTGTTGGTGTTATTGAAGGTGTTGGTGTTATTGAAGGAGTAGGTGTTATTGAAGGAGTAGGTGTTATTGAAGGTGTTGGTGTTATTGATGGTGTAGCAGTAACTGACGGGGTAGGTGTTATTGAAGGTGTTGGTGTTATTGAAGGTGTTGGTGTT